GAATACGAATTGAGCGATACCACCGTGGGTAGTCAAGAACTGGCTTGCGCGGCTGGCAATTGTGAGATCGTATGAGCGATCCATACCCTTGGAATTTTCACTGCCCATCATGTGATGTCAACATGTCGTTGGTGGTGCAGGATTGTGACGAGACCCCAGTGTTTTGTCCAATGTGTGGTGACGATATGAATGAGGAATGGCATGAGGACTACGAATAGAGTTGTGATATGGAGTGTCATTGATGGTGATGATGCTAGTATCCATCAGTTAGATTGTGATAATAACACATCCACTCTAATCTCTCTTAAAAATTTACTATCGGATTTAAACGGAACATGGCAGAGCAAGGATTTACTTCCTGCTCTGTCTGATTTGATCCTGACAAAAAAATGGGAAGTCCCATCATATGTGGTCTGTAAAACCTTAGATCAGGTTCACGGTAGAGATGTTAAATTACCAATCGTATTTCAAACCCTATATGACTTCTTAGACATATGGAAAAAAACAATATCTGTTGAATGCATCACTGTACCCTATCATCAACTTCTTACCTTCTCTGCATACTATCAAAACCCTTTAAAGGAAGGCGCTGTTGTCTATTCTGTGGGCGAACGTGTTGATGGATCCTACATGGCAATGTCGCAATTTAAAAATGATAAATGTGTACATAGTGTAAATATTAGATGGAAAGGAACACCAACCGCAGTACTAGGTTGGATAGGTCATTCATCAAAACATAATATACTTCCTGACTATGAAGGTTTCGATGAAAAGATTTTCAAAAGTTACGAGTCCAAAATATCGAATCTTGCCTCACTCTATAAAGGTGATACCACGACAGAAGAGTTTAAAAGTCGTTGGAAAAATATTCGTAAGATGGTACATGCTATTCCAGATTACACACAGTGGAAAAGAAATAATTTTTTCGCGCAAGGGTCTCCTATTGAGGATCTTGTGAATACCGACAAGAAACGGTTTACCGTTTATGAAGATTGTAATGATGAGTACGAACGAGCAAGCATTGCTCTTAAAGGTTGCCGCACATATCTCTGGACTGTTATAGCGTCAGAAACTTCTGTTCCGTTATTAAAAGAATGTGATAATAACTTGATAATTACTGGGTTCGGATCTCGTAATACGAGAATGTGGGAATCGTGTATTAATGATCATAAAAAACCAATATATTTCTGTCAAGATCCTGAAAACATAACACATGGCATGTCTGTATGGAAAGCAGAGCAATTAGGATTTACACCATCAGGCAAATCAACTAATATTAAATCTTACTATCTAAATCGTAAAGAACCATCAATCGAACCCAAAGAGTCTAAACGTGCTCACATCGAAGAGATTTTAAGTGAAGGGAAAACTATTGCTTGGATTTCAGACACTCTTTCTCTTATCATAGGAAATTCCGAAATCGAAGGTATGGCAGATAAACTACTTGCACAAGGAGGCAAAGAGTCTTATGAGAAATGCTCTGTTATAGTCCGAGAAGATGTAGCACCTAGTAAATTTGTTTGGACTAACACATTTGCTCGATCAAAAAATAATGTCCGTCATTGTGGTAGAATAAAAAGAAACGATAAAGAGTACGCACATTTAGGAAATGATTGGTTTGAACTATTACTACTGAATCAAGACGAACATTTCTCGTTATGTAGAGCAAGCTCTAAATTTAAAGGGTTATACGCAGTACCTTTTGAAGAACTGTACACTACTTTAGATGAAGCATATGAAATGAAACAGAAACGGGGCATTGATTATTTGATTTGTTTGAATACTAATGAACAGACATCTGGCAGAGTGTATGAATGATTGGCAGTATCAAGGAGAAGTGTTTTCTCCGGATGAAGAGTTCGTTTCTAATTATCATGGATTTGTATATGAAATAGAAGAAATAGACACTTCTAAGAAATACATAGGAAAGAAAGGGTTCTGGCGTAGTAAGATTCTACCTGTCACTAAAACCCGCAAGAGACGCAAGAAGACGCTCGTAGAGAGCGATTGGCGTGTATATCATGGATCAAGTGAGGTTCTAAAAGAGCGTGTTGCGAGCGGTGAAAGCCTATATAATAGAGTAATACTGAGATTGTGCAAGAGTAAGGGCGAGTGTTCTTACTACGAAGCAAAGGCACAATTTGATAATGACGTATTACTACGGGATGACTACTACAATGAGTTCATCGGTTGTAAAATTCACAGTAAGCATTTGAAACTATGATTAGATTTAAACAGCACCTCTCCGAAGGTGTCAACGACCCCGCAATCTTCAAAGCAATCTTTCTCGCTGGTGGTCCTGGCAGTGGCAAATCATTCATCGCAGGTAAGACTGGATTACCAGTACTGGGATATCGTGTCGTTAACTCTGATGATGCATTCGAAGCGTCAATGAAGAAAGCAGGTATCGCATTAGACCCCGAAGGTATCTTCTCTGACAAGGGTCAAGAACTGCGTGGTCGAGCAAAGACTCTCACTGGTAAGAAACAAGAACTCTATCTCAAAGGTCGTTTAGGTCTTGTCATTGATGGCACAGGTCGTGATCATGCGAAAGTGGCGCAACAAGCAAAGATGATGAAGAAGATGGGTTACGATGTCGCAATGATATTCGTAAACACCGACAAAGACACCGCACTACAACGCAACCGTGATCGTGAACGCTCATTACCTGACGCAGAGGTTGCTAAGATGTGGGACACTATCCAACAGAACGTTGGTCTGTTACAGAACATCTTTGGTAAGAAAAACTTTTTAGTAGTCGATAACTCTGACGGTAAGGACTACAAGAAAGAGACGTTACGAGCATATAGAGACGCGGTGAAGTTTACCAATAGACCACCTGAGTCGAGAGATGCTAGAGCGTGGATTGCTAGTCAGAAGAAGGGTCGAGCAGTGCAACAGAAACTGCCTATCTAAATAATACTTGACACGTAGAGTAAAATGGGTTACTCTATAAACTATTACATTGAATGTGAGTAAATTATAATGCCAACTAACAAAGTCAGTCATGACGTATGGGAAGTTTTCGAAGAGTTCGAGAACGCCAAGACACGTAAAGAACGTGTTAAAATTCTGCAAGACAACAGTCAACACTGGGCAATGCGAGATGTTCTGCAAGGCACGTTTGATGATCGCGTTCAGTGGAATCTACCAGATGGTCAAGTCCCTTATACACCAGAATCAGAAGGCGCACCTACGCCAGCAACTCTGCTAAAAAAACATCTAGACTTCAAATATTTCGTTAAAGGTTTAAGAACTAGCGAAGACTTATTGCCCGTTAGACGCGAGCGTATGTTTGTCGATATTCTCGAATCCATCGATTGCCGAGACGCAACAATTTTAGTTTCGATGATCAATAAAAAACCACCCGCGAAAGGATTAACTAAAAAATTAGTACAGGAGGCACTACCCGACTTAATCCCATAATTAATAATGTGAACTAACCCCCAAATCGATAACAAGGAGATGAATGCCTATGGTAGTAAACCAGATAGAACGTTTAAAGAAAGACTCTAGGGAACTTGGACATTATATTCACAAGTTAAATAAAAAAGGGAAAGAGGAGGCAGCATATAAGATGATTAAAAAACAAGCATTTTTAGACGCTGCTATCAATCAAGTCACGAGGGGGTGATCCTTATCTAACCGGATCCCCTAATTTTGGGGGATCCATTTTAGGATGTTATAAAATGCCAACATATGATATGAAAAATATTAAGACCGGTGAAATAAAAGAGATGTTTATCTCTATCGCTAAGAAAGAAGAACTGCTTGCCAGTGGTGAGTGGGAACAAAAGATCCTTTCGCCTACCGCACTTGTAACTCACACAGGTAATATCATCAATAAAACCTCGGGTGATTGGAAAGATCTGTTGAAAAAAATTAAATCCGAAACGTCTATTGGAGAAAGCAGTGGTTTATCTGCTGCCCAAAGACGTAAGCATGGTCTTGCTGAAAACACCATCAAGACATGAGAAAGCAATCGCAACAAATGCCTCCTATGAGGACTGCCATGCCAGACATGAAAATTCGTCTGGATCAAATGGGAACTATCGCACCTATCACTCCGCATCAAGAGGATGCTTGGAAAGGATGGCGTGATGGTGATCATCTTGCACTCACTGGTACTGCCGGTACAGGTAAGACGTTTCTTGCCATGTATCTTGCACTCGAAGAGGTGATGGATAAGAGCACACCGTTTGAGACATTACATATCATTCGGAGTGTTGTACCTACCCGAGAGATGGGTTACTTGCCTGGTACTATTGAAGAGAAACTCAACGCATACACAGGACCATATCGTGCTGCTGCTACTGAGTTATTCAACGACCCGAAAGCATATGACAAGTTGGTTCACAATAATTATATCACGTTTGAGTCAACTTCATACATAAGAGGTGTGACGTATGATAGCAGTATCATTCTGGTAGATGAGATGCAGAACCTAAACTTTCACGAGTTGGATTCTGTTATCACACGAGTGGGTCAAGCAACCAAGATCGTATTCTGT